TAAATTATGATTTCATATACATACCAAATATTATCATTAAGAAAGCATAACGATACTTTTTTAAATAATATAAAAAGTTTTAAAATACGTATTACCGGTACAAAAAACAACGAGTCATATTATGTAGACGATGAGATACTATTAGATATGCCTTCTGAAGAATCTTTTATACAGTATCAAGATTTAACTGAAAAAAAATTAATTGGTTGGTATCAAGATGGTATAAGAGAAGAAATGCGTAAATACGATATACAAGAAAAATTTAATTTAAACATGGGCACTGAAACAAGTAATTTTCCCTGGAACGATTAAATAAAAAAATATATGGCTTTAACAAAAATAACATCAGGAGTAATAGCACAGGAATTTACCTCTGCGTCAAACTTAGTGTCAGCTGCGTCTGTGTCTATTGATTGGAATTTTTCTCAAATTTTTAGAATAACTCCAAATCATTCAATAACATTTTCCTTTACAGATTATAAAATTGGAATGGTAAAAATTATAATAGCTACGGGTAGTGGTGGAAGCAATACACTTACTTTTCCTTCTGAGGCTATTCCGTTAAGTGACACAAATTATGATGATACTTCTGGGGTTAAAAATTTCATACAGATAGTATGCACCGATGACGATGGCACTCCCGAATTTTTTTATACTATAGCTAAGGAGGTTACATAATGTTAAATAAAATGGCTAAAAAACGTTTTAAAGAAACCGCGGTTGGTAAATTTTTATTACAAAAAATACCTTCAGTAGTTGGCGCAATAGCAGAGGATACTCCTGTTGGAAGTGTTATACAGGCTATTATAGGTGGATCCGACATGAGCGCTGAAGATAAAGATATAGCATTAAAAAAGCTTGAACTTGAAAGGGCTGAAATGGATGGCATAACTAGAAGATGGGTTGCTGACGCAAGATCCGGATCGTGGATTGCTTCTAACGTACGGCCTTTAACTTTAGTTTTTTTAACAGTTGCTTTTGTAATTGGGTGGTATTTAGAAATAAAAGAATTAGATACAGTTAAAGAATTATTAACTATTGTATTCATAGGATATTTTGGTTCGCGAGGAGCGGAAAAGATTATGGGCAATAATCGACACAAATGACAGATTTAAAAATATACGGAATAAACATTACAGCATTATTAGCTAGCTCGCCTATTGTGGAAGGTATAAACCCTTTGCTACAGACAATTGTACTCTTATTAACTATAGTATATACAGCAACAAATATATATGCAAAATTTAAAAAGTAATGAAAAAATCAAATTTAAATGTTAATTTAGAAGATCTTGATCCTAAAATGATAGAATTTATAGCTAAGCTTGAAAAGGTTTTAGATAGAGAACTTGTGGCTACTTCAGGCTATAGATCGCCCGAGCATCCCATTGAAGCTAAAAAAGAAAAACCAGGGGAGCACGCAGAAGGCCTCGCCGTAGACGTTATTGCGGTAGGCGGTCCGTCTGTTTACGAAATAGTTTCAAAAGCTATAAAGCTAGGCTGCAAAAGAATAGGAATATCAAGAAAATCAAATTTTATCCATCTTGGCTTATCTCCCGATAGGGTTAATTCAATTTGGACTTATTAAAATATTACAATGAAATTAATTAGAAAAATATCTATAGGCCAAGATTATAAGAATGAGGCTATGCATTATTCTGTAGGCCAAGACGTATACGGTGGGCATAAAATTTGCGACATACTGCGCACAGAAGATGGGTCATATCAAATATACATTGAAAAGATGGGCTCACAATTACCTTGGAAGCATTTTAATAAAAACATGGCTATATCAATAGAATATAACTTAGATTATTGAATGAGATCATTATACAATTATATTATATCAACAAATAACAGATACAAAAATAAAACGTCTGTTGAAGGAAAAGAGCTTATATTAAATACCGAAGTTACCGAAAGAGATTACGAATTTGTAAATAGAGTAGGCACAGTTGTAAGCGTTCCTATAAATATAAAAACCCCTATAAAACCAGGCGACCATGTTATAATACATCATAACGTATTTAGAAGATGGTATGACATTAGAGGTAACGAGAGAAATTCAGGTAATTATATAGACGAAAACAGATACACCGTATCGCCAGAAGAATTGTTTGCTTATAAACAAAACGATAAATGGCATTGCCTTAATATGTATTGTTTTGTAGAGCCTTTACAAAACGAAGACATATGGAGCACCGAAAGCGAACAAAAACTTTTAGGAGTGCTTACATATACTAATGACTATTTAACCTCGTTAGGTGTAGTCTGTGGCGATATTGTAGGGTTTACACCCGATTCTGAATACGAATTTAACATAGATGATAAAAAATTATATAGAATTTTATCAACAGAAATAACTATCAACTATGGACATAAAAAAGAAACGCATACTTATTCTTGAAGCTGCTGAAAATTCAATTAATGAATTAATAAAAGTAATGAATAAGAAAATGGATCCAGATGAACTCGATCCTGAAAAAGTAAAAATATCAGCCTCAGCTTACAGGCTTGCAATGGAAGATGCTATTATGCTTTTACAAAAAGTAGAAGAAATAAATGAAATGATGAACGAAACGCCCAAGACTGCTAAAGATAGTTTTTACGGTGTAGAAAACAGGGTTAAATAATGTATAAACAAAATCTATATGCTATACACTCTGCGCATTTATCCACAAAAAATGTAAAAAGAAACAATAAGCTAAAAAATTATAAATACGGTTATAATGATGATCTTGATTGTGTAGTAATAAGTAAAGATGGCACTATAGGTGAAATTTTTGAAGTACAAGGATTACGTATTGCTTTACCTGCGATACCTAAAGAAGTGTATTCAAATAGCGAAAAACCTGAAGATCAAGTTTTTAAGCAAACCTTAAAGCCCGCTACGCTATCAAAGATTAAATCAATACACGATTTTCAATTATATCCAGATGACATTAAAGAAAAGTATTACGAATATATTAATTCAGAGTTTGATCGCCGCAGTGATGGTTACTGGTTTATGTGCAACGGCACAGCAACCTATCTTACGGGAACACACTATATGTACCTTAACTGGACAAAAATTGACATTGGTGCACCTGAATTTAGACAATCAAACAAAATATTCTTTTACTTTTGGGAAGCCTGTAAAGCTGATTACAGATGTTATGGAATGTGCTATCTCAAAAATAGACGGAGTGGATTCTCGTTTATGGCTAGCGGAGAAACAGTTAATCAAGCTACAATATCAAAAGACGCAAGATTTGGGGTGCTATCAAAAAGTGGTAGCGACGCAAAAAAAATGTTTACCGATAAAATTGTACCTATATCAATCAACTACCCGTTCTTTTTTAAGCCGATACAAGATGGGATGGAAAGACCTAAAACAGAACTTTCCTACAAAATACCATCAAAAAGACTTACAAGGAATTCACTTAAAGTCACTGATCAAAACGAAGTTCAAGTTGGTGAAGGGCTTGACACTACAATTGACTGGAAAAATACAGGCGATAACTCCTATGACGGTGAAAAATTAAAATTATTAGTTCACGACGAATCCGGTAAATGGGAAAAACCCGATAACATATTAAATAACTGGCGTGTTACTAAAACTTGTTTAAGACTAGGTGCTAAAATAGTTGGTAAATGCATGATGGGGTCTACATCAAATGCTCTAGATAAAGGTGGCGAAAACTTTAAAAAATTATATAATGATTCAAAAGTTGAAAACCGAAACCGCAATGGGCAGACTGCTAGTGGACTATACTCTTTGTTCATTCCTATGGAATGGAACTATGAAGGATTCATTGACAAATATGGATTTCCTGTCTTCGATAATCCAGAAGAACCGGTTGAAGGAATCGACGGAGAACTTATCAGAAATGGAGTCATCGATCATTGGGAGAATGAAGCAGATGGACTCAAAGGGAATAATGATGCTTTAAATGAATTTTATAGACAATTCCCCAGAAGCGAGAAGCATGCATTTAGAGATGAAATAGAAAAGTCTTTATTTAATTTAAATAAAATATACGAGCAGATAGATTTCAACGAAGAAATGACTATGAAAGGTTACATAACCCGAGGTTCTTTTCAATGGAAAAATGGTGTTAAAGATTCTGAGGTAGAATTTTATCCAAATAAAACAGGTAGATTTAAATTATCTTGGATTCCACCAGTTGAAATGCAAAATAATATAATAATAAAAAATGGTATTAAATACCCGGGCAATAAAGATTTAGGTGCTTTTGGTTGTGATAGTTATGATATTAGCGGAACAACAGATGGCAGTGGATCTAATGGTGCGCTTCACGGGCTTACTACATTTAGTATGCTTTCAGATGTACCGTCTAGTCAATTTTTTTTAGAATACGTTGCTAGGCCACAAACAGCTGAAATATTTTTTGAAGATGTACTTATGGCAATGATATTTTATGGAATGCCAATACTTGCTGAAAATAACAAACCTAGACTATTATATCATATCAAAAGAAGAGGCTATAGAGGGTTTTCAATGAACAGACCTGATAAAGCCTTTAGAAAATTATCTGTAACAGAAAAAGAATTAGGTGGTATACCTAATACTTCGGAGGATATAAGACAAGCTCATGCAGCTGCAATTGAAAGTTATATTGAAACCCATGTTGGGTTGAAAGAAAACGGCGATTGCGGTAGAATGTACTTTCAAAGAACATTAGAAGATTGGGCTAAATTTGATATTAATAAAAGAACAAAATTTGATGCGTCTATAAGTTCAGGCCTTGCTATAATGGCTTGCCAAAGACATTTATATGCATCTAAAACCGTAAGAGAGGTTAAAAAAATAGACTTTGGATTTTCAAAATATAACAACCAAGGTTCAAAAAGTCAAATAATACAATAAAAAATGGCAGAAGCTACAGGACAAGTTACCCAATTTCCCAGCCAATCGGTTGACGATGCTACAAAGGCTAGCATGGACTACGGAATGGAAGTGGCCCGCGGTATACAAAATGAATGGTTTAGAAAATCATCTGGCACAGGAAGATTCGTTCAAAATCAACGAGACTTTCATAAACTAAGATTATATGCCAGGGGTGAGCAATCTGTTCAAAAATATAAAGATGAGTTCTCTGTTAACGGAGATTTATCTTACCTTAATCTTGATTGGAAGCCGGTACCAATTATACCTAAATTCGTAGATATAGTCGTTAACGGTATGCAAGACAGGCTATTTACAATTAAAGCTTTTGCGCAAGACCCGACATCTGTTAAAGAAAGAACTAATTTTGTAGAAATGATACTTGAGGATATGAATACTCAAGATATTATAGACGAAATAGATGACAAACTTGGAATAGATGTTAGAAATATAAAAAAAGAAGATCTACCTTCTGACAAAGATGAATTAGAGTTATATATGCAAATTGGCTACAAACAGTCTATTGAAATAGCTCAAGAACAATCTATACATAATATTTTTGAAAGAAATAAATATTATGAAACAAAAAAACGTTTAGATTACGATCAAACTGTTTTAGGTATTTCTGCAGCAAAACACGGCTTTAATAATACAGATGGAATAACAATAGAATATGTTGACCCAAGTAATTTAGTTTATTCTTATACAGAAGACCCTAATTTTCAAGATGTATATTATTTTGGTGAAATAAAACAAATAAAAACCAACGAGCTTAAAAAACAATTTCCAGATCTTTCTGATGATGAATTTAATGATGTTGTTAAAAAATCTAGCAATTATAACAATTATGACTACGCAACTGTAGAGAAAGATGACAATTATGATTCTAATACATTGACTGTAATGTATTTTAACTGGAAATCTTGGGAAAAAAGCGTATATAAAATAAAAGAAACATCTACCGGTGCTAAAAAAGCTATAAAAAAAGACGACAAATTTAATCCCCCTAAGGATCAAAGAGCACGTTTTGAAAAAGTAGCTCAAGCTAGGGAGGTAATATATGAAGGAGTAATGGTATTAGGCGCCAATAAACTTCTTAAATGGGAAAAGGCTACTAATATGGTTCGGCCTGATTCTAACGCTAATAAAGTAATGATGAATTACATTGTTAGCGCCCCTAGAATGTATAAAGGGAAAATTGAAAGCCTAGTTAGTAGAATGGTAACTTATGCTGATTTAATTCAGCTTACGCATTTAAAATTGCAGCAGGTCATACAGAGAATGACGCCATCAGGTGTTTATTTGGATGCTGATGGACTTGCGGAAATTGATTTAGGTAATGGAACAAATTATAATCCACAAGAGGCTTTAAATTTATATTTTCAAACAGGTTCCGTAATAGGAAGGTCAATGACAGTTGACGGAGATATGAATCCTGGTAAAATACCAATACAAGAATTGCCAGGTGGGGGCGGCCAACAATCCGCACTTCTTATACAAGCGTATAATTATTATTTAAATATGATACGCGACGTAACGGGATTAAATGAAGCAAGAGATGGATCAGATCCAGATCAATATGCTTTAGTTGGCGTACAAAAGCTTGCTGCTGCAAATTCTAATACAGCTACAAGGCATATATTACATAGTTCTTT